TGTCCAGGACAATGAATTTTTGCCCGCCGTCACAGCGGAGCAGGATGACCTTTTCCCCGGTCTTGAGGCCAAGGTGCACCTTAAACTTTTTGCGGCCAGTGTAGCCGTGCCGGTGGGATGCAAAGGAGGCATCCCCGGAGCCGCCGCTGGCCGCATCGGTTGTGTGGTCCACGGTCATCTCAACAGAGAAATCCCGCACATTGTTGGTGAGGATGAGCTGGGCAGCCGTCAAGGTTTTTTTCTGGTCCACCATGATCTTGAGCGGAGAGGCGGAGGTCACGGTGCCAAAGCAGACACTCATGGGATTGCCCGCCAGGACGGCCTCCACAGCCGCCCGCTTTACCAAACGGACCAGCTCATTGGCATCAAGTGACAAATGTACCACCTCGCATCTTGAGCTCCATGAGGTGCTGCCCATCCTTGAAAGAGTGTTTTACCTGCTCCACCATGAGAAAATTGGACACATTGATGTCACCCAGACCAAGCATGACCACCAGCAGGGTGCCCGCCCTTACCCGGACATCACCAAGGACATCTTGCAGCTTGAGCGTGCGGGTCTTGGTGTTGTAGAGGCTGAGGAGGGCATCCGCCATGGCCTTGGCATTGGTGGCGTTGTCCAGTTTCTCATAGTATTGCAGCACACCCCACTGGTTGATGCTGGAGCCGTCCTGTGCAATGTAGATTTCACGCACGCCGGTGTCCTTGTTCTCATAGGCCAGCTTGATCTTGTCATAGGTCTGGGATGCAATGGAGCTTTTATAGTCATAATCACCGGCGGTGTCCTCATCAATGAGTAGGCCCAATTTCATGCTGCCAATGTTCTTGAGGGTCAGCTTGCCAACTGCATCATAGAGCACATACATCTGCTTGGTGGCCTTGAGGGTTTCATCCAAAGCATTTTGGATGATGTCAAAGAGGGTTTGGTTGTCCTCCACCCGGCTGGCGATCTTGTAGCCGGTGTCCTCCAGACCACCAACATTGAGCTGGAAGTCCTCCGCAATCATGCGGATAACCTCCGCCGCCGTCTTGTTGGAATACACATAGGTGTCCTTGTTTTTGAGATAGTAGAGCTGGTCATACACCGTGCACTTGATGACATTCGGGTTGCTGCCCTTGCGGGATTTCTCAAAAACAAAGCCATAAAACATGGGGGTGCCGTCCACGGAAAAGCGGCAGGGGTCCCCCTCTTGAAAGCTGAGGCCGTCCGTCTTGACCACCTCAAAGGTGAGCTTGCCGGGCTGGCCCTGGCGTTCCCATTCGATGGTCACACCCTCAACCACCGGCGGGTACATGATCTTGGTCCCGTGTTGTATCAGCAGCTCATAACTCATGGGATGGTGAACACCTGCCCCACATAGATGAGGTTGGGATTTTTGATCTTGTCCTTGTTGGCGTTGTAGATTTTGGTGTACTGGGCACCGTTGCCATAATACTTTTTGGCAATGCCCCAGAGGGTGTCACCTCTCACAACGGTGTGGGTCTTGGCCTTGGGTGCCGTGGGTTTATCCCGCTCCTGTTCCACGGTCACTGTCTTGGGCTTGGTCTGCTCCTTGGGCTGTTCAACCACCACAGTCTTGGTGCCGTAGCTCCGCCACTGCTTGAGGTTGACATCCACCCGGACATCCAGGCCATCTTTGGCATCCTCCACAATGTTGTAGTCCTCCACACTCACCTGCATGTTGGTGTCATACAGGGTCCGGCCATTGGGTGCCACACGCACAAGGATGAAACGGGTGGTTTCCTTGGAGGTTTTCAACTTCTCAAGGATGCCCAGGTAATAGTCCGGGGACCGGCTGCCGCCAAGCATGGGGAGCGTCAGCGGCAGCACGATCTCAGACAGACCGGGTGAGCGGAGGAAATTGATCTCACCCTCATTGAGCAGGATGAGTGTTTTGTTTTTGTTCTTGATCTTGACGGTGAGCTTGGCCGGGATAGGCACCTCCACACCGCCTAAATAACAGGTGTAACTCATTCATGCACCCCCTCAGCGGCAGTCACCAGCGCCTCTGCAAAGCCGTCTGTGAGCGTAGTGAGCACGCCGTCCAGATCAGCGTTGCCGTCAATGCGGTTGGTCATGCCCGTCATGTCAATCTTGACCTCTGCGGTGGTGAAACGGTTGACCGCCTCACGCTCTGCGATGTCCCGCAGATACTCAAGCTGCTCAGAGCTAACCTCCAGAGCATCCGCCATGCCGCCGGTGCTGTCAGTATCAGAGGCGATCTGGTCAAGGGCAAAGGCCCCGGTGTCCGCTCCAGCGGCTCCCAGATCAAAGTCAAACATGTTGCCCACTTTGTCAGCCACACCATCACCCCAGGAGGCACCCGCCTGGAAAGCGTCACTTGCCCACCCATCGGTGAAAGTGTCAAAGGTATTAAAGCCCTTACTGAAAGCATCACCCACGCTGGTGTACTCCTCAGTGCTGCCGTAGGCCTCAGCAGACTTGGCGGCATACTCATCCGCCTTGGCGGAGATGCCGGAGTAATCAAACTCAACAAAAGGCAGCTTGTTCAAAGCTGCACAGATGCCCTCCACAACGGTCAAGGCCGTGGCCAGGAGGCCATAAAACCAACCTTGCACATTGGCAATGACATTGTGGAAAGCGGTGCCGATATTGGAGCACACGGCTCCCAGAGCGTTCCAGATGCCCAGCGCCACATTGGCCACCACCAGAGCAGCATTTTTCACCGCTTGGATGGCCACATTGATGCCGCCAGTAATGACACCAAAGAAACTGGAGGCCACGCCTGTGGTCTTTGCAATCCAGTTGCAGACGGCAATGATTGCGGCAATGAGTGCAATGACCGCCAAGATAATCCAGGTAATGGGACAGGCCAGCAAAGCGGCATTGAGGCCAACCTGTGCGCCGGTGGCCGTGGTTGTAGCCGCTGCCTCCGCAAGGGTTGCGCCGGTCTTTAAGGCAGAGCGGGCAGCGGATAAAGCCGCCAGACCGTTGTGGATGCCCTCAGCAATGTTGACGGCCAGCAGCGCCCCGTGGTAGGCCAGCATGGCGGTGACAACGCCGCCAATGATGGGACCCAACCAGCTCCAATTTTCAACCATAAAGGAGCCAACGGCCACAACAAGGTCCAAGCAGCCGCTCAGAACGGCGGCCAGTGTACCAAAAGCGGTGATGGCTCCGTTGGCCAAGGTGTTGAAATCGTCACTATTGGCAATCTGATTGATTTTTGTGAGGATGGGGTTGAGCACAGCAAGCGCCTGGTTTTGCATGTTGGTCCACACCTGGGCCCAGGTCATGGGCATGCTTTCAAACTTGGAATTGGTGCCCTCAATCAAGTTGCCCATTTCATCATAGGTGTCCTCTGCGGCAGCAAAGAGGGCGTTCTTGACCACCTCAGCGGTGATCTTGCCCTCCTCCGCATATTTCTTGATAGAGCCCTCCGCCACGCCCATGTAGCTCTCAATGGCTCTGGCAATGCCGGGGGCGTTCTCAAGGATGGAGTTTAACTCCTCACCCCTCAGAGCACCGGCGGCCATGGCCTGGGTGAGCTGGAGCATTGCGGCGGACTGCCCCTGTGCGGTAGCACCGCCAATGACAAACTGCTTATTGACCTGCTCCATGAAAGCAATGAGCTCATCATTGCCGGAGAAAGCATTGCCAGCATTTGCGCCCATGCTTGCGATGGCGCTGGCCGTGTCCAGATAGTTGGCTCTGGAGCGCTGAGCGGAGGCCATGATCTTGTTTTCCAGATCAGTGACGCTGCCGCCGTCATCCACCATCAAACTGAGGCGGGCGGTGGTGCTGGTCATCTGGTCAGACAGCCCAACCAGTTGCTTAATACCGGCAGCAACACCAAGCGTGGCCACAATGTTTTTGACCTTGCCCAGCAAATCTCCTGCTGCTGCGCTGCCAGTGCGGAGGCCATGGTTTAGCTTTTCCTCTTGTTCCGCAGCTCTGCGGTAGCCCTCCGCCATTTCTGTGATTTCGGCATTGGCTCCCACAAGCGCAGACCGTGCTTGTGCAATTTCTGCGGCATCCACAGCACGCCCAGAGGCCCGCTGGACCTGCTCAAAAGCATTGAGGGTGGTGTCTAATGCACTTGTGATTTTTCTGAGTACGGAGCTCATGCCGTCATTGAGCACCATCTGCGATCTGATACTTGCCATGGTTTCACCACCTTTTTAGGGAAAAACTCCCGCCCCGTATCAGAGGGCGGGAGCTATCACTTTTTGGATTTTGCTTTGCTTTCCAATTCCGCCTTTTTCTTGCGCTCCGCCTCACAGCGGGTGTCAATAGAGGCGATCACAAAAGCACGCTCATTGATTGGCAAGGCCAAAAACTTGGACGGCTCCCACCCAAACTTTTGCAGACAGAAATGTGCATAGTTTGCGTATGGGTCACCGTCCTTTATCAGTTTTTTGCCTCATCAACCAGCTCACCCTCCGTCTTAAAGCCGTTGACCTGGAAACACTCCGTCACATAGTCATCAAACTCACCGGCAGTGAGCAGCTTGCCCAGCAGCTCATGGGGGGTCATAACGCCCCAATCGTTCTGGAGGTCGGCGCTGTTCAAGTCGGGGAACACAGTGCACCGGGCCGCAACTTTGGCCTGGAAAGTGTGAGTGTCAAGCTGCTGGGTAAACTGGTTTTTCTTGCCCGGCACCTGCACCTGCTTGATGCAAGCGCTGCGGATGCGGGAATACTCATCAGCCGTGATGCAGCAGATTTCCCACTCAATGGGCTTGCCGTCCTCCCCCGTGATACGGGTGGAGGCGGCATAGCGCACATTTTCAACGGTTTTGACATTGGAACGCATAAAAGCGGACAGGTTGCTCATAGATGATTTCCTCCTTTAGTTGGTGCCGCCCTTACATATAGGCGGGGTTGGTGTGCTTTTCGGGTCTGGTGATGCTGTCACAGTAGCCCTCAATGGTCTGCTCAACAAATTCACCCTCTGCGTTGAACATGGACAGCAGCACATCACCGTCCAGCACACAGCCGTTGTAAATCTTGGTGCTGCG